TTCGCCCTGTCGGCCTGTCGCGTGATTAAGGTGCATGGCGCATCCCTTTGATTTTGCGAAGGTTTGCATAGAATAAAACAAAAAGCAACAATGAGGCTTGACGGGTGTGGGCGGTTGCCCTTAGATAGGGGTTACAGGGACACGGTGTCCCGCTCAACAGGAGACAGACAGATGGCATACGACAACGAAATCTATCACGACAACGGGGCGGCGTTTGGCCGTCGCACCCGTTTCTTCCGCAACGCTCCGCTTGGTGGCGTCGAGTGGATGTATGCTGTTGATTGGGCCAATGGTGACCACCGCTGGTATGGCTTCGGAATGTCGCCAGACAACAGCATTGAGAAGCTAAAGCAGTCTGGGATGTTTTTGAGCCGCCTTGACACCTAACAACAACGGGGGCTTCGGCCCCCACCACCCACAACGGAGGAACTACAATGAAATTCATCAAATCGATGCCGCTCGGCAATGGCTTTCACGCTCATACCCGTAGTGATGGCAGCATCCTGATCACGGGGAAATGGGCAGAGGACACGCTGCTTCTGTCAAAGAAGTCTGTCGACACAATCAAGGACATCATGAAGGGGCTGAAAAATGAAGCGTAAGAGCGAGGTATTTCTAAGCAAGCAGGACGCTGATTTCTTCGCGGCATCCCTGCCGGATGGATCGGAAGCTGTGGTCACGGAGACTAAAAACACGGAGGATTTTCGGCGCGGCAAGACCGCCGCAGAGTGCAGAACGCTATGGTGGAATGTGCACTATAACGAAAAGCCGTTGCCTTGGCGACGCTCCGCGAGGAAAGCCTAACAACAGGGGACACGGTGTCCCGCAGATAGGAGACTGAAATGACAAACGCCAGAGCCTACGTCGCGCAGGCAAGGCAGCACGGGCAGATGTATTACTACTACGGCGAGACAGCCGATCAGGCGCTGACACGGGCGCGGGCAGGCACACAAGGCCCGCTATGGGACACCATCGCGGTGTTCAAGATGCCGGAGACGAAAAGCAACAAGATGGAGAACGAACATGAACCACACTGAGATCAAACTGGCGCGGCAGGCTCTTGGCCTATCGCTGTCCGAGTTCGCAGAAATGCTGGACACCGACCCGACGACCACACGGCGGCTGGAGATGGCCCCGCACAATAGCACGGCCCGCCAGCCTGCGCCGCGCATGGTGCGGCTGGTGACCGCCTACCTCGACGGGTATCGGCCCGCCGACTGGCCGGAGGTGTAGCGATGGGGTTGCATCCAACAGTTCGGCTCGAGGTGGTCCGGCTCTTCAACGAGGGCGTGAGCTACGACAAGATCGCCAAGGCGGTAGGCGTTCCGCGCGAACACGTCAGGCAGCACGTCTTCATGGCGCGGTCGCTGGGCGAAATACCCGAGGACCACGGCCGACTTGCGTGGCGCTGGGGCGCCAAGCGCGAGGAGGTCTACCAGCACCTGCTCGAGAGCAAAACGCCGCAGCAAATCTCCGACTCTATGGGCATCTCAAAACACGCTGTCCACCATCACATCCGGTCAATGCGGGCAAACCCGCAGGACCGAGATAGGAGCGTCCTGCGCTACCGGCAGCCCAAGAGCCTGCTCTACATCGCTTCGAAGGCTGTGGAAGCCACGGGCAAGCGGAAGGGCAGCATGAACGAGTTCTTCCAAGGTCTCGTCGATCAGAGGACTGTCATGCGCCTATGCCACGAGACCCCTCGCGGTATGACCGTCATGGAATACGCGGCCAAGCTGGTCGTGGATGTTTTTGCGGAGGATGAATAAATTGCACTGCCCCCCTTGCAATGGGGGGCAACTGCCCTTATGTAGGGGATACAGGGACACGGCGTCCCAAGAGGAGAGACTGAGATGACCCGCACCGACACCCACCGCCCGAGCGTGATCGAGCCGACCGAATACCAGTTCGTGTCGTTTCATGATCACCGCCCAGAGGCGGCGGTCGCCCAGATCGCCGAGCAGGAGGCGTTCCGCGCCCACCGCGAGCGCACGGGCGGCAAATTCAGCGACCACGATCACGGCGGCGTTTGCCACGTCTGCGGCAACGCCCACGCCCTGACCGTGGCCCGCTTCTGGCACGAGCCGACCAACAGCTACATCGAGGTCGGCGAGACCTGCGCCGACAAGCTCTGGAACGGCGAGCGTGCCAACTTCGCCGGCTTCCGCGCCAAGGTCGCCGCTGGCGTCGAGGCCGCCGCTGGCAAGGCCAAGGCCGAGCGCATCCTGACCGATGCTGGCCTGTCCTTCGCCTACGATGTCTGGCTCCAGAAGGACTACGACATCTGGGGCCGCGAGGAGGAGATCATCTCCGACATCGTCGGCAAGCTGGTTCGCTACGGCAGCGTCAGCGACAAGCAGGTCGCCCTGATCGCCAAGCTGATCGGCGACATCGACCGGAAGGCCGAGATCGCCGCGCAGCGCGAGGCCGAGGCCGCCGCTGCCCTGCCGATCCCCAGCTTCGCTGGCCGCGTCACGGTCGAGGGTGTCGTCATCAGCCGCAAGCTCGTCACGGGTTTCTATGGCGACGCCATCAAGATCGTCGTCAAGGCCGACGATGGCTGGAAGGTCTACGGCACTGAGCCGTCGACCGTCGAGGCCACGGTCGGTGACCGCATCCGTTTCGACGCCGCGATCACGGTGTCGGACGATGATCCGAAATTCGGGTTCTTCAAGCGCCCGACGAAGCCGGAGGTGGTCGCGTAAGGCGGCCACCCCACCACAAGGGCCGCAATGGCCCGCAACATAGGAGAGAGAAACATGAAACCCACACTAGGCGAAATCATCGGCGGCGTCTGCACAGTCGCGCTGCCGTTCCTGCTGATCATCATGGCGCATGGGGTTGGACAATGAGCGACACACTGGTAGAGCGCCTTCTGGCGTGGGAGAGAGTATTCCCCTGCGACGAAGGCAAGCCGGAGGGTAGCCTATACCTTGAGGCGGCTGACCGCATTCAGGAGCTTGAGGCAAGGCTATTAAAGTATGAAGGCGCATCCGTTAATAGCGAAGGCCCCCAGATAGAGAATAACTTGGCAAACAAAATGTGGGCCGACATATTCGAGGAGATGTCTCGGAAGGGCGATGCCTTGCTCGACCTATACGACAGCGTGTGCATAGTCCGGCTACGTCAGGTGGTCGAATGGTCGCTGGAGGAAATGCGGGAAATCAAGGACCGCGCGAAGATTACGGCCGCAATGTTGGAAGATTATGCGGAGCTTGAAGCGGATGTTTTGGCGGCAAAGCGGATGCTGGAATATTTCGGCGCAAGCGTTGTGGAGGGTGATCAATGACACACGACGTGAACCGCTGGCACTCCAGCCCGCACAGCAGGCTGCGGAATAGCGGCGATACGATCCTGCGACACCAGTGGCGCGTGCTGGAGCTACTCACGAGCCTGTTCCACAGCGTGCCGCAGGCGGCCATCGACTACGCCGCCAGCCACGACGACCACGAGGCCGTCATGGGCGACATACCCAGCCCCGAGAAGGCGTTGTGGAGCGCCGAGCTACGGCGGCTCTACGAGGCCCGTGAGGCCGAGGTGCGGGCGCAGATGGGCCTGCCTAGCTGCCCGCCGCACTGGGCCGCGCAGGTGGGCTTCTGCGACCGGCTGGACGCCTACCGCTGGGTGGCCAAGCACTGCCCCGAGGCGCTGCACGATGGCGGCTTCCCCGAGTTGCGGGAAGACCTGCTGCGGCAGGCAGAGGGGTTCGGGCTTGGGGAGGTTGTCACATGACAACCTTCCTGCACCTGCTAGTGGTCTGCGCCGCGCTTCGCGACGAGCCGCGCACTTGCCTCACCTACGCGGTCGAGAACCGCGCCCTCTGCGAGGCTGGGATGCGGATCGCATACGCCGACCTGTTCCCCGAGGATGGCGGCGTTTACATCGGCTGCGAGCAGACGCGGGCGCTGACCAGCACGATCAGACCGGAGGCACGGCCATGACCGAACTAATCCTTGAGGTGGGCCAGACCCACGAGGAGCAATACGCCGAGGCGCTGGCCAAGGCCGCCAAGCGTGAGAGCGCGATCATGCGGAAGCGCTTCGGCAACCGCATGGAAACGTCGATGGCAAACGCGAGATACAAAATAGGCGGCGCGAAGGGCGCCGCCGTCAGGAACGCCAAGCAGAAGGAGTGCAAGGCATGAGCGACGACAACGTGATCTACATCAACGAGGCCACGACAGATGACATCCCGCCGGAGCGTGTCGTGGGGGCCGCGCTCGACGCCAAGCTGTCCGTGGCCATCGTCATAGGTCGAAGGCCGGACGGGTCGATCTACTTCGCGTCCAGCACCGGAGACGTGAAAGAGGCGCACTGGCTGGTCAGCGTCGTGGCGACGAACATCGTCACGAGCTACACGACGCTGGGGGATTGAGGCATGGCAAAGAGAGAGCTACCGACACCCGAGGAGCTTCGCAATCTCCTGCGCTACGAGCCGGAGACCGGCAAGCTGTATTGGCTGGAGCGCCCGCTTGAGATGTTCAGCGATGAGTGGCTGGGCAAGTCTTGGAATACGCGATTTGCTGGCAGGGAGGCGTTAACGGCTGACAACGGGCATGGCTACCCGTTCGGCACGGTCAACTATAATCGCCTTAAAGCGCATCGCGTGATCTGGGCGATGGTTCACGGAGAGTGGCCCAAGGGTGAGATCGACCACATCAATGGCCAACGCGACGACAACCGGCTCTGCAACCTGCGGTGCGTGACCCGCGCTGAGAACGCCAGAAACAGGGCGCGGATGAAACGCAACACAAGCGGCAGGACCGGCGTCTACTGGCAGGGGCGGTGCGGCAAGTGGGTGGCCTCTATTAATGGCACTTACCTCGGCATATTTGAGCGATTCGAAGACGCAGTCGCGGCCAGAGAACGCGCTGAGATCGAGCATGGGTATCACCCCAATCACGACCGGACTCGGTGAAAGCACGGCTTCCCACCCAAAATTTAGAGGTGGGAAAACTTGGGAAAGTGGGGAAATACCGCAAGCCGCTACCCCCTTGACAAGTTCCCCACCCCTGTTTTAAGCTCTGGAGGAGCTTAACAGGTGGGGAGCCTTGGCGGGGAGCGAAGCTAGGCACCGAAAATAAGTGGGAAGCTCAAGGCACCACAGAGATACAAAGACGCAACGCCGATCCTCTGGCAATCAGCAGGGGGTCGGCGTGTCGCTTTTTGCTGGACGCAGGGGCGGGGGCGAGCGTAGGCTGGCAAAAGCAGCGAGAGAGGTGCGGTCGTGCTTGTCAGGTTGAGCAGGAAGGAAATGGCGCTCGCAAGGCAGTCCTCTGCCCTGCGGTGGCAGCTTGCCAGAGCCGCTGGCGTTGCCAATCAGAAGCGTGCGGCGGAGAGCGACAACGATCTGGACTACCTCGGCATCCGCGCAGAGATGGCCACTGCCAAGCTTATTGGCGCTGACTACAGCGCCGCTGCGATGGGCATCGACGATGGCGTGGATATGTGGCACGGCGACACGTCTATTGACGTGAAGGCCACGTTCCACCAATCGGGCAGGCTGCTCTTCAAGTCGCTGGATGCATTCTCCGCAGACGTGGCTATCCTCGTCACCAAGACGGGCGATGAGGACGTGATGAACGTCGTCGGCGGCATAGGGCGGGCCGCATTCCAGAGCAGTGCGGAGAAAGTGGACCTCGGTAGAGGCCCGTGCTTTGTCATGTCACAGGATAGCCTGCTCGAAATGCCAGAGCTTTGGCGACGTCTGTGCCAGAGGAGGTTTCAGTGAGAAAGCCAACGAAGAAGCAGATCGAGGACGCGAAGAAATACGACCCGCGATCTACGGACTACGGGAAGCCATACGCAGCCGCTGTGAGCGGTGCTGTGGCGCCTCTGGACCGCAAGGCGAGGGAGATGCAGGCGAAGTGGGGTGACCGCCTGCGAAGCCTCGTATCGCCTCCAATGGCCCTGCGGTTCGAGCAGGTCCACGAGGATTTGCACGAGGCCATGCTGGCCGAGAATGCGGTGAAGTGCGCCGAGATCGCCACGCGGCTCATCAAGGCGTGGGACATCTTGGAGGAGGCCGCGATGGACGCGGGGCATAGCCCGCTGCCTGAGCGCGGAGCCTTCGCGGTGGTGCTGGGCGAGGGGCGCGGCCAGTGTGTCGCGATCTGCGGGCCGAGGGCCGACGTGGCCACGGTGAGGCGGGAAAACCCGACGTGGGCGGTGTATAGCGCGGAGGACGCGGCGCGGATCATCGCGGCGGCGTCCAACGAGATTGTGGAGGCCGCGCTGCGGAGCTTCCCGAGCGCAAGGATAACGAGGATCAGCGAGCAGGATTTAGGGGACGGGGATGAGATACCATTTTGAGATAGACGCGCTGCACCCAGAGGAGGCGGCGGAGATACTGTGGGCGATGAAGCGTGGCGACGTGGTGCGCTACGCCTACCGCGCCAATCTTGGCTGGGATCACGACCCAGATCGCTGGCTTGGCGGCGCCATGCGGCGTCTGGCGGATGAGGGCGCGTTCGTGCTATTCATCAAGGCCGACCGTCCGGCGGCTCACGAGGAAGACTGGCGGCGGTTCCACTACTGCGCCAAGCGCACTGGGCGCATCATTCAACTCAACACGAT